CCCGCCATCGGCGCCTTCAGGTCTTAATCTGTTCGGCCTGAACGTGTCTGGCAGATATTCCACGAACATGACGCACTATCGCCTTATTTTCGCCCCGAGTCAAAAAATTGGCGGCGACTTGGCCTGCATGACAACTTGCGGATGATTCCCCTCTGATTTTGGCAACAAAGAACACGTATTTGGCGATTGTATCGTGATTATGGAAACAACGGTCGCCGCGCCAATGGTCAGGCCGTCAAAGGGATGGGGGGGGCGATTCGTTTTTTCGGGGCGAAGGGCCCGATCAGCCCCGTTTCCGACCGGTCAGGGCATAGGGTTAGGCCGGGGTGCCCCGCGCCTGCGGATCGGTCTGCGGGGCAGGGCGGGAAGGCGGCAAGGCGCTGGTTGACATGATCGGCCCAGCGCGCGCCATCGCTCGACCAGTTCGGCCCTGTTCCACTCGCGCACTTTCGCGCCGAAACCGTCTTCCCCAACTTCGCGCATGGTGAGCATGACATGAGCATGGGGTTTGGGCTGACGCTGGGGCGGACAAGGGGTTTGACGTGGCCGGGTTCATCGCCGATCTGCGCAAGGCCTGTGTGACCCCGCATGTCGCGCAGAAATCACGACATTCAGCGATCGACGGCCCGGACCACCCGACACGATGGCTATGCCCAGTCGATCAGGCACCACAAGTGGATCGAAGAGGCCTTCGGCTGGGCCAAGACCGTAGGCCACATGGCCCAGACTGTCTACCGCGGCATCGAGCGGGTGCGGTCCCGCTTCATCCTGACGATGGCTGCCAACACCCCCCCCGACTGCCCCGGTTGCTTGCTGCGTGACGATGAAAATCCGCGTCAGACACGCATACCGTCTGCCCAGAAGCGCCGAGCGCGAAACCCCGAAGAACGCGGCGATCGGAAACCCTCCCGCATCGCCGACTTCTTCAGCGGCCTGTTAACGCATCCGTTTACGGCAATCGTGCCGCGTTCTGCCGCGGGCAAAAATTATCAGCCCAAGTGGCCAGTGCGTTGATCTCATCGGTAAGGGGATCTGGCCTCGCGTGCGGTCGGTTCAATGCCGGTACGGGATCGTCAAAGACGGCGCCGGACCTGTTCTCGGCGGTGGCGAGTTCGGCCACCGCCCCCGACCGGGGTGGCGAGGCGGTCGTCGTGGATGCGGGGTTTGTGGAGAAAAACCTCGGTGAACTTTCCCGATCCGCATATCTGAGCAGTTATGTGTTGTAATCGGGTTGGGTGGCCCGTCGGCTGCACGCTTTTGCGCGCCGGGCACATTTCAAGGTGTGGTGACCCCGGCAGAACTGCCAAAAGTGCAGAAATGTCCAATGAAAACAATGCAATCCAACGGGATGCAAGCGGTGTTTCCGGACATTTACAGATCAATGGCTTAGGGAACCAAACGGGACACGCCAAGCCTCGCAAACCGTCCTCATTTTCCAATTTCATGAAGCCCGAGCACAAGCGCATGGCCCGGATGCTTGGCTATAGCCTGACCCTCGGAACGGCGGATGCGTGGGCCGCTTTCATATTCGTGGCGTCTGCCCGGCTTTCCATGGCCGAGCGCGGGGCGCTGGCGTTTTGTGCCCTCAATTCTCTTGATCCGGATGATGCGGAACTGACGGCGGCGGCGGCTATTGGCGAGGCCGGGGCACCCTTGCCAACGTTCCTCGGCGGCATGGAGGAAGCCCGGTTCTGGGCATCCTGCGCAAGCCGGTCTGAACGCAAGGCATACGCCCTTGCATGTTTCGAGGCCATGAGCGCCACGGATCAGGCGGCGTTTCATCGGCACATAAGCGAAATGGAGGTGGCTGCATGAGAATGCTTGTGCACCGGACTGCGGGCGGCGCGGCGCTACCCTTTGCCATGGACGCCCTGAAAATTTACCTGCGGAGTCCGGACGATGCAGAAGATCACCAGATCGAGAACATCGGCCTGACGGCGGCGGCGGAACTGGAACAGTTTGCCCAGATCGCGCTGCTGACCCAGACGATCCGGGTAACGATCTTCAACCCTGACCAAGAGTCCGGCTTGATCCTGCCCATTGGCCCGGTTGCGGATGATGACATTCCGACCGTGACGATCGACGGCGAGGCATTCACGGCCTTCGACTTTGTGGGCGGCAACCGGCCTTACATTCACTGGCTGGCGGACTATCACAACCTGACCCCCAGCCGCATGACGATCGAGTATCAGGCCGGGTTCGGCGCGGATGCAACGGACGTTCCGTCAGACCTTGCGCAGGCCCTCATGGATCAGGCCGCGCTGCACTATGACGGCAGGTCACCCATGGACGCCAAGTCCCTGACCACATCGCCGCACATGGCGCGGATCGGGGCCAGGTATCGCGGGGTGCAGGTATGACCGAACGCGAGCTTGACGAACTGCTGATGCTGTACTGGCCGCAGGTGTTGCGGCGCGTGATGGCGGACGGTTCGGACGAATGGATAAAGGGCTTTGTCCGGTCAATCGCCAAGCACGGGAAGCGCGCCGCGTGGCGTCCCTCTGCCCGGCAAGAGCAGATCATGCGGCGGCTGGTGTCAGAGTTGGGCACGGCCACCGAACTGGAAATTGAGTTGATCGAGAGGTGAGAAAAAAAAGCCCGCCGGTGACACGGCGGGCCTATGCGGCAGTTGGCGTTCACGGGTTAGCCGGGGCTGACGCATCACAAGTGCTACCGGGTAACGGGCCACAGCACAAGGGCAGCTTAATCCGCGTCGTGCGGTCTCTCGAACTAAGCCCTAAGGCCCCACGCCACCCTCTAGGGCGTGAACATGTGAGAGCAAGACCGCGCCGAGGGAAAGGCAGGTCTGACCTAAGCGGCGGCCCGGCTCCGGTGAGCAGGCAAGATCGTAGCGGTCAGGGGCGGGAGGCGGGTTTTCAACCCCGCTGGAGTAACCCGCTTTCTGACCGTCACAGCAACCCTCACCAGTGAGCAGAGGGCAGAGAGAGCAACGATTGAACGAAGAGATACACGCGAGAGTGAGCACAATGACCGAAACGACGACAAAAAAAAGAACATGGTGCAAGGCGGATGGCTCGATCATTCCGCCCGCGCCGCGTCGTTTCATTGATCAACAGGCCGACCTCTTCGCGCATGGTCCCAATGCCGCGACTTTGGCGAATGTGGAGGACCGGTGTGGTGAGTTTTCAATTTACGCGCAGGACGCGGAACCGGACGCGGCCAGCCCGGCAGAGCGAGCTATGCAATTCATGCATAGCCTGCATATCCCCGAGGGTCCGAACTCTGGAAAACCCGTCACGCTTGCCCCGTTTCAGCGCCAATTCATCAAGGGCGCGATGGCTGACGACACCGCCAACGCCATTCTCAGCATCGGGCGCGGCAATGGAAAATCCGCGATCACGGCGGGCCTTGCGCTTGGCGGTCTGATTGGCGTCTGGGACCGCCAGCCCCGGCGCGAGATCATCGCAGCGGCGCGGACCCGCGATCAGGGGCGCATAATCTGGGATTTTGTGGCAGGATTCATTGCCAGCCTGCCCATGGAAATCAGGCGGCACTTCATTTTCCGGCGCGCCCCCCGGCTTGAAATCGAGTTTGAGGGCGACGGCGGCGGGCACGTTCTGCGGGTGATCGCGGCAGACGGTAAATCAGCCCTCGGCGGCGCGCCGACAATGGCGATCCTTGACGAGCGCGGGCACTGGGCGCTGGATCGCGGCGACGAGCTTGAACATGCCTTGCTGTCCGGCCTTGGCAAGCGTGACGGGCGCGCCTTCCTGATCAGCACATCCGCCAGCGACGACACGCACCCGTTTTCCCGGTGGATCGACGATCCGTCGCCCGGTTCCTACGTCCAGGAACACCGGCCAGCGCCCGGACTGCCCGCCGATGACACCGAAAGCCTGCTGATCGCCAACCCCGGCGCGCCTTATGGCATTGGCGGCTCGCTGGAATGGCTGGAAGCCCAGGCAAAGCGGGCGATGTCGCGGGGCGGTTCCAGCCTCACCAGTTTCCGCCTCTACAACCGCAATGAGCGCGTTTCTGGGGAATCGCGCGATCTGCTGATCACCCTTGACGAATGGCTTGGCTGCGAAACTTCGGCGCTTCCACCCCGAGAAGGCGGCGTTGTGATCGGGATCGACCTTGGCGGCTCGGCCTCCATGACGGCGGCGGCGTTCTACTGGCCCGCGACCGGGCGGATGGAATGCCTTGGCACCTTCCCGTCAATTCCCAGCCTTCTGGATCGCGGCCAGACGGACGGCGTGGCCGGGCGTTATGTCGAAATGCATGACCGGGGGGAGCTTTCCGTTCTCGGCGACAAGACGGTGCCGGTCGCGCCGTGGCTGGCCGAGGTGATGCGCCATGTCGAGGGTCAGAACGTCATTGCGATAACAATGGACCGCTATAAGCAGGCCGAGCTTGGCGAAGCGATTGGCCGGGCGGGCATCCGCGCGCCGCTGGTCTGGCGCGGGCAGGGCTTTCGTGACGGCGGCGAGGATTGCGAGAGGTTCCGCCGCGCCGCCTTTGACGGGCTGGTGAAGGCCAGACCGTCGCTGCTGCTGCGATCGGCCTTCGCGGATGCGGTCTGTCTGCGCGATCCGGCGAACAACCTAAAACTGGCGAAAGCCCGCTCCACCGGTCGGATCGACGCGGCGGCGGCTTCTGTCCTTGCCGTGGCGCAAGGCGCGCGCATCGCGGCCAAACCCCAGACGAAAGCGAGGATGGCATGGTTTTGAACTCGGGAAGCCTCAACCGCCGCATTCAAATCCGGCGGGCGACGGGCACGCCGGACGGACACGGAAACTACGTCCAGAAATGGGCCGATCTTGGCGGACCCATATTCGCCAGGCGGCGCGACGTGTCCGATGCTGAACGCCTTAGCGCGGGCGTATGGGGCAATCGGCTTGTGACCCGCTTCATCATCCGGGCCACCGCATTCGGGCGCGGCATCGCCCGATATGACCGCCTTGTGCACGAGGGCGTGACCTTCGAGATCGACGGCATCAAGGAGGTTCCCGACAACCGGGGCTTCCTCGAAATCACCGCAAAAACGGGTGATATCTCATGAGCATCCGCAAGGAACATCACCGGCATTCCCGCAAGGTCACGCGCACGAAACGCTGGAAAGTGCTGCGCGCGGAGATCCTTGAACGCGACCGCTACCGCTGCACGTCCTGCGGCTGCGGCGGG